ATGCTGGTCTGATATAATGAGCTTTGCTCAAAAATTCATCGCCAGCTTCATTCGTTAGGTTATATTATATGACCTGACATCTCAGATGAGAACACGACAAAACCTCCAAATACTAGAAACTCGCGTGTGGGCCGGTGGTGTAAAACCTCGGTCTTACACTACGTGCCCCGGTGTCATTTACAATGACACTCGGTCATTCGGTTCACAAGCAGTTAATTCGAAGATTCGCGAAGAGCGCATCTCCGATAGTCTAGGCAAAGGACAGTCGCATGCAGTGGTGCACAGGTTACATACTCGTCAGCTTGACAGCCGACCAGCTATGGACTTTGTGTCTCCCGCTGCTAACGTGCCTGGGACCTTTGGTGTAGAGAGAACTACTGGAACAAACCCTTATTGGGACCTATTCCAGACAGCTATCAATACATCATTGGCCTGGTCGGTTAGTAACAGTACTAGCCTTCCTCCGATGTGGAGTTTCGATATGTCTATGGTTAATGAGAGCGTTCTTATTAACGACGTCCTAGATCGAGCGAAGCAGCTTAAAGCTGATCTTCTACTTGATGTGGTCGAGGCTAATCAGATATGGCCCTCTATTAGGGATCTCGCAACTAGTTTGCCTCAAATGGCACTCAACTGGCGAGACATCCGAAAGGTGGTCAAGACTGCGTCTAATGGTTATCTAGCTTGGAAATTCGGTGTTTCACCGATACTCTCCGACATGATGGCTGTTCAACGATATATGCCGCGTATGAAAGCAGACATATTGCGTCACGCTAAAGGAGACAGTATAAGAGTCAGCCGAGTGGCTGAATTTCCTATTGTCTTCAGTCCCCCCGCTCACGTTCCGTTCATTATGAATGGTTACGATGTTACGGGAGATTACTACTGGGGTACGGTTGTGAAGCCGCCTCAGTTGCGTTACGTGTTGGTAGTTAAGCCTAACATGAAATATATGACTTCCTTCTTTCAGAAGGCAGATTCATTCATGTCTAGGTTCGCTACTTCACCAGCCAGTCTAGCGTGGGAGAAAATTCCTTTTTCCTTCGTTGTTGATTGGTTTGTGGATTTGCGCTCGGTCCTGAATGCTGTTGATAAACTGGTCGGGGTTTCCCCCTATCAGGTTGTTAGCTTCACAAGGTCCTTGGGCTACGAAGTTCAGACGGGACAAGAATTCGAGTACAGGTCACCCTGTACAGGCGGATCATTGCTTCGTTTTGGACTGGGTTACGCAAGTTGTAGACACTACGAGCGGTCCTTAGCTTCTGCTCAGGGGCCATCCCTTGAGTGGAAACCCCGATTCGGAAAAAATCAGGCCGGCATTTCTGCCGCTCTGATAGCACAGCGACTGTTTAGGTCAACTGGCTCGAATCGATGAACACACATAATATACTACCTGATAGTGATATCAGGCTTGGTCTCACAGGCACTATCTCAGTATGCGTCGCGGGATTTATATTCCGCTTTTGCAGAAGAGATTTATCCTCACTTGATCTGCAGCTTATTGATCGGATTTTCCGGTTAGTAGCTGCACATAACGTTCCGGAAGTTAAGAGACTACTTGCTTTTGCAAGTTCATCTCAGAAACACCGTGACGCTTGTAAGGGGTCTGTCGCCATTGCTTGCAAGCCCAAAAGGCGTGCAAGCTTGAGGAAGATGCGTGTTCGCAACGTTAGAAAATAACAAATACCACCATGAATGCCGATCTGACATTCAATACGATTGCATTCAAGAAAACCTTCGATTTGAAGGAAGAATCGCAACGCCAGTCAACAACCAGGGGAGTTAATACTCCTGATTTGTTGATCATCAAGTCCCAGGATTACATCGATTCCGCTACGAAAGTAGCAGGTCGGCGTTTTACCGGGAGAGTTGATCGCCACGATATCGACGCGAACTTACAGCAGATTAATACTTCTGCATATTTCGTCGTCGCCGTCCCGATTACGTGCACCCAAGCGCAGCTTGACAATGTCATAGCTACGTTCAAGGCCCTCGTCGCGGATGCGAACTTCGTGGTCAACGTCCTCAATAACGAGAAGTAAAATCTCTCGTGCGTGAGGATCGGGCTGTCTAGGTAACAGGCTAAAGCGCCTCTATCTCGATAGTCGAGTAGTCAGCACAGTCAGACTGGTGGTATTACCATTAAAGCATGCATGCTATAGAGCACACATATATTAGTCTGCTAGCAGATGTAGCAAACCTAACTGGGTTCTCTGAAATACGAGGATCTTATTATGGCCTACAATGGTGCCTAAACGAGGCTCCTAAGCTAGAGAAGTATGTCTTGGAATGTGTTGAGTCAGGCGTTGAGCTTGACAAAGACAGGTTTCCGGACGGGCTGCAGAGACTCGCATCTGGATCACTAAGTGATCCATACAAAATGCGATATCTTCGGCAACTTCTTCTGTTCTGCTATAAAGCCTTAGTGACACACGATCTAAAAACAACCGAGAAAGCATTCCACAATTTTGTGGAAACCAACGCCTCTATCGGGAAGTACTCTACTGATCTCGCAAGAGTCAGTCCGTATCTCCTTGATAGAGCTCGCCGCCATGTTCAGTCGGTTCTGTATGGGTTTAATGAAAAGGCCATAAAGCCTTCTCATGGACCCGGTGCAGTTACCACTTCTAAGGAGAAGTGGCAATTCCGATATGATACCATAGACTATGTCTACCCATATAGTGATTGGTTCTACTTGTATAATAACAAGGAACATCTCTCACAGTATGATGACTTGATCCATGGCGAACATATAGAAGCCAAGCTAATCGCTGTCCCAAAAGACAGTCGAGGACCTAGGCTAATATGTGTTCACCCTGCTGAGTCCATTTGGATTCAACAGGGCTTACGTCGCGAGCTAGAGCGGACTATCTCCGCTCGTAGGGCATCATTTGGACCATGGCCATGTGGCCACGTTCATTTTGATGATCAATCGGTTAACGGAAAGATAGCCCTCCTATCTAGTCGGTCGCGGCGTTATGCCACGATAGACATGAAAGAAGCGTCTGACCGTATCTCTGAAACTCTTGTACAGATCCTCTTTGGGAGGAAGTACAGGGCTTTCGGTAGTTGTCGAGCACAGAAGTTTAGAATTCCACGATTGGGTTCTTACCAGAACTTAGTTGGGAATATCTATAGCTACGCCCCGATGGGGAACGCAACCACGTTTCCTGTCCAAAGTCTAGTCTTCTGGGCTATTTGTGTCGCATCCATGCAGTACCACGGGTTTCATCAACCCGGTGCTGTATTTGTGTTCGGTGATGACATCATAGTACCTTCTGAATGCGCCGAGGTCGTCATAAACGATCTCGAATCATTCGGATTGCTTGTCAATAGGACTAAATCCTTTTGGCGAGGGGCCTTCCGCGAATCATGTGGCGTCGATGCCTTTAATGGTGTCGATGTTACGCCAGTTCGATGGAAGACTACTACAGATGCTGAACATACAATGGGACTTCAGTCTCTTTCGGACATTGCAATGCGTTTACGTATTGCAGGATACGAGGAGGCTGCAGTCTCGACTTACTATACACTTCGCCGTAGACTTGGCGCTCGCTTTGGAGAGCGGCTGTTCTTAACGAACAATCGTTCCCACGGTGGGATTGCTGAGTTTACGTTCAATGACGCCTCCGTGTGGGCTGATGCCTATTGGCATCGGAACCTGCAGTGGTATCATAGTCGTGTATGGAGACTCAATGCCCTCCCCAATTTAGGGGAGGTTCGTGGTTGGAACCACGTTCTTGAGTCGGTTTGCTCATTAGAGCGGACTGGTCGGGGCTCAGTTCCAGACAGGTCCCTTTCTCGAGGGACGAGGCTGAATCGAGGATGGATCTCAGTTGTTTGAGCTTTGGAGATAGCCCGTAAGGGGAATCTCCTTGGATCGAACATTCACCAGTTATCAAGCTGGCTGAGGGCACTCGGACTTTAAGTCCGTTTGGCTGGGGGTGACAAGTAGTCACTACCTAACAGGGGAAACGCCG